ACTTTCATCTGATGTAAATGAGCCATTACAAGTATATCTTTTCTGACTACCACCAGCAGCTAAAGGAACAATCTCATCACAGATGTTAGCCGCTGTAGTAAATAAATCCTCATCTATCTCATCAGCATCAGCTATACTTGATGTCAACAAATAATCTCTTAGACATATTGCTGGATTGTCTGACCATGCTGTAGTTGATGTGCGAGGGTCATATACCTTTTTACCACGAATTATGGCTGATATTACTGGAACCCCATTAGGGAAGTAGCTTCTGCTATATTCATGTCTGAAGAAGAGATAAGCAACACCACTAGCACGATTAGATGGCCCCCAACCATTGGCACTATTAAGGATTGGTACATATTCCTGATCTAAAGTACCTAATCTGGTTGCGTATTGTGAATACCCATTAACTTCCCTAGTCTCGCCATTAAGCTGAAGTGTCGTGTCAACCTGTAGGTAATTAGAATTAAACCCTACGCTTGTAGATGTGATCTCTTCATCGTTCATAAAGATCTTCTGGAAGCCTTCAATCTCATGGTCTGCCATTGCTATGCCTTGGTAAAGCATATCTGTATCTACAACTTCCTGATAGAAATTAACTCCACCAACTTTAGCTTCACCGTAAATAGTTGCTGTTGGTAGTGTAGACCCAATCTGATTGACGTTTATGCCATAGCCGCCAGATGATGTTCCTGTGGATTTAGGTTGGCTAAGAGCATTAAGCGCATAGCCCATAGCTGTACTAGCCATGAAGCTCATCATAGCAGCTTGCATACCGACATATGTGGTGCCTAAAAGTGTAAACTTAAAAGCAGATATTCCACCAGCCATAAGAACTTGAACACCCGTGGATAACGCTGCTGGAATTATAAACTGAGGCATATTAACTCCAGAACATCATATCATCGGTTGGCTTAGAGAATATCAAATATTCACTTCCAACGAAAGCACAGTATTGATTAACCATAATGCCAAACGCATAAGGTATAAACTCGTTACCTTCTTGCGGCCTAGCAGCAACAGTTCCTCTTGGTGGATATTTAGTCTGCAATCGTGTCATACGATCATCAAACCCCTCTATAATATTTTTATAGCCAGTTTTCTTAAGGAACCTAGCATGGGCTACTGCTGCCCCTTTAGCTGTCGTATAAGACCCCAAGAACTCATCAGCAAAGCCAAACCCTTTGATCTTATGGTAAGCAGTATTGGCAAATGTAAGACAGTCTTGCTCACCCCATTTAAAAGGTTTGCGAGAGCATCTATTTACATATTCAGCTAAAGCTATTTCCCAATTAGGAAGCATTAACTACCCCAACTCAACTGTCTATTCTGCAAGTCATTGATGAAATCAAAAGCAGTGTCACTAGGATCACGCTGTTTAGCATATTCAGAAGTATATCGACGGGTCTTAGATACCTCTAAGTCAACCAACTTATTTTCTATTGAAAGAGTAACTGTGCAATCGTCTGGGCCTTCCTTGATGTTCATCTGATCCATATAACCAGTAAACAACGGGATCAGGATAGCTGGATCGCCTTCTGAGAAATCTAAGTCGCCAGTATCCTCCAGCGTAAATAATCCACCATCTTCTTCCACGGCATTCGCCTTATTAGCATTCATCATGCCAAACTTAATACGTGCTATACGGCCCTGATAAGGCTCTTGTAGGGCCAAAGAGATAACGTCAGTAGGTAGGCCAGACATAACAACTGTAGCCCCTGCTGCACGTAAGTCTGCTGTCTCTGTGACGCTTGAGATTTGTAGGAACTGACCAGCACCAGTGTAAGTTATTCCACCAATGGTAATCTCACCCAATCCTGTCCAGAAATATAAAGGTTCCGCTGTAACTTCTTGACCACCAAACTGAACAACCCTTGTGTCGAACATAAGCTCAACAGCAAAGAATGGGAATATTTCATCAAGCTCAACAATGTTTTGTATCTGCTCAAGATTACGGCTCATGGGATCACCTGTACACAAGCGAATGTAATGCCATAGATAGAAGCATTATCTATCGACCAGTCTTGCTCCCCTGAGTTTAAACGCCAACGACCAACTGTATTTGATGTTACTACTATTGAACCATCTGTTGGTGCTGTAACCATGTTAGGCCAGATGTCCAATGTAGCTTGACCAGAGGCGTTTGTGTCTACTTGCTGTAAGACTTTATGAAGTGTAGCCGTTGATGCAGCACCTAGTTGGATATAATCACCAGCCTTCATCCAACCTGTGATGCTATTGCTACACCCATCAATGGAAATTGAGGAACCTGTTTGGTTAGCCCCATTGACCACTGGTGTGCCGCCCAAAGATCCTCTAGCTGTTGCGCGATTAGGATCACCCATTAAGAATGTGCCAGCACGACCATTCAAGCTAAGAAGCCAAGCAATCCATTCTTCAGCATTCTCATACTTCATTGAAGGCAGTTGAACTTCAGCCTCCCACCTCTGACCAGCATGATTGTGGATCTGTTGCTTATAAGTGAAAGGACTCATAGTCATAGCAGTTTGGTTTACTGCACGAAGCGTAATATTAGCTATGCCTGTAGCTGTAGGTAAATCTCTGGGGTAACTAATAGCCATTAACTAAACGCCTTTCCAAATGCTCCACCACGCCTCTTAGCGTCCAATACAGCAGCCTTAGATGCTTCCGCTATCTGAGGCATAAGACCCATGACTTCAGCACGTACGGTTTGCTGTACGCCTGTGGTGACGTTGATGGTTTGATTCACGATTACGCCGCCACCGCCGCCAAGCTTATTGTTGGGAATGATTGTTCCACTTCTGGACGGGATCATAAGCTCTGGGCCTCTTTCGCCAACCAGATATGGGCTACCAGCAGAAACAGGGCCACCTGTCGCTTGCGGTCTGACAGGCGGGGCAGAATATTGACGGGGCATAAATGCGCCCTGAATGGAACTGGTGATAAATCCTGTGATCTTCTTGACTACAAAAATACGGTAAAGCTCAGATATAATATCCGCTGCCATTGCTCTAAAGGCGTCCTTAGCTGTTGCAGTGCCTTTCACCATAGACATAATCGATCTCTCAAAAGAACTGCCAACCATTTTCGCGGCATCATTTATTCTCTGTATTTCTGGTGCAATCTTAGGTATCTCAACCTTTAGCTTCTTGGTTTCTTCAGTAACGCCACGTGTTCCCGCCGCCAAAAACTCCATAGCCGCTAGATATTCGTAAGCAGATAATGCGCCCTTACCTACTTGTTCGCTTAATTCAGCTAAAGCCAGAACACCTTCGTCGGTTGTGGGTTCAACAGTCTGAAGGGCCTTTTGCAGATTTAGAAGCGCCTCTGATTTTTCCTCAATACCTATTCCAGCGTTAGACAATTTTTCAAACGATTTCTGAAGCTCAAAGGCATCATAAGCCGTAATTTCAAAATCTTTAGACAGCTTTCGTATTTCAGTTCCAGCGTTTTCAGTTACAGGGCCAAAATTCTTGATAGCAGCAATGGCTTTCTCGAGCCTGCCCATTTTAACCGTGCCTTCAATCGCGGTGACAGCATTAGTTATTTCTATAGCTGTCCTCTGGAAGTTTAACATCCTTTGAGCTTCACTAAGCTCACGCACCTTGCCAGCGAAGGACCCAAACTTATCATCCAAGTCAGATAAAGGTGTAAAACTCAAGTCTAAGCTGGAATTTAGCGCAGACATGGCGTCCTTCGTGCCATCCAGACTTTCGTTTAAGCCCTTTGTAGTGCCAGTTAAGCCTTGGAATACCGTTCCAAGCGCTGATGCCACAGCCACACCAGCACCAAGAACCGCCCCAATAGGGCCAAAAACAGCAAGCATTTGTGAACCCTGCTGACCAAATGCTTGAAGAAAGCTAGTGCCGTTCTGCAACTGAACCGCAAAGTCGGCAACTTGATAACCCGCTTGCTGGGCCAACCCTTTGCCGAACTTGTTTACCGAAACAGCAGTTTTATTGTATTGATTGGCATGCTGCTTTAAAGCGTTGCTTGTTCGCTTTGTTGCCGAACCAACGTTATCAACTTGCTTGCGAACATTAGCCAAATCTCGGATCGCATCACCAGAATGGACGCCTACGATGATATTTAGATCACTGGCCATCTTTGCTGCGCTCCTCTAAGACTTTGTAATACGCGACCCACTCATTATACTCTTCCATTGTGATTTCATCAATCTCAGCAATCGTTTTGCCTAGCTTTTCAGCCAATGAAATAACATTCATCCTGAATGGATCGTCAATTAGTTTTTTTCCAATTCCTCCACTGTGCGGCCAGAAACGAATAAAGATGCCAAACGCAAGACAACTAATGGCTCTTGTTTGTCAAACCAACTCTTGTCTCCAATCTCGAATAAAGGATCACCCTTGCTGTCCAATGACTTCATAATAATGATGTAGACCTGAACCTCAGCGTCAAGGAGATTTTCCATGAAGTTTGCATGGCGCTTGTTGATCTTTTTATTCTCCGCGACAGTCATGGGAGAGTAATTTATTTTGAGTGGCTGACCATCGATCAACCACTCTGGAACTTCTACCGTCCTTAGCTCAGAAGCAGCCGTTTCAATCTTAGATGTGATTGACATTATTAGACGGTTCCAATCGTTAATGCGCCAGTAAGCTGCATCTCGACTTCAAGTGTAGCCAAAGCATCATGGGTTGTTCCACGCGCAACAGATGTGACGATAAACGTGCCGGTGTATTTAGTGTCGCCAGCAGTTTCACCTTCACCGTAAAATTCAGCGTCAATGCTGTCTCGCTGAACAAGATCAACTTGCGCTGCATCATCTGGATCCCAGAATAATGACAAGCTCGCTGTACCTGTTGCAAGACCCGCAACGTATGTGCGGTTAGTATCGCCCATCGAAGTGCTGTCAACCGTGTCAGAAGTCATAGTAATAGACCAGCTTAACAATTCACCTAATGAAGCTGGAGAGCCGCCAGAAGTAACTACCTTGCAGCTCCCATCAGATCCGAAATATGTAGCCATAGCGTTTCTCCTTTACTTGGCCGTTTCTACATCATTTAATGCTGTAACATATCTCACTGAATAAGTCAGCTTCGCAACCCCTATAGGTTGCTCCGCATCCCCTGAAAACTGAATTTCAGTTCCAGTAAGCACAGCCTCTTTTGCAAGACCGTTGACCGTAAAGTCACCGGCTATTGCCTCTTCGATCTGGACAGCAATAGCATCCACATCATCATCAAAGGTTGATGTCGCCCTGACATATACATCAACATCAACCGTCAAACTTCTGTTCAGATCGTTCAAACCCATATTTAGTCGGCTTGATACCTCTGACCCCGTATATACAGTAATCGCCGGTAGGTTGGCGTCAGTCAGCGGATATATCCGCGTAGTATATACGCGGCTAGATACCAAAGTAGCTCCAGTGGAAATAGTGCTGGCCATTCTGTCGCGTATCTGCTTGCGAACATGCGCCATTATACTTTCTCCAACTGAATTACCGTGACACCTGTGCCATCATCAATCCACGCCTGAATTGTATAATTCACGCTGTTTATAACCATAGCCTGACCTTCAGCGATAGAAGGCAAGTCAACTGTACGACACGTCAAACGCGGCTGCTCTTGATGCACGACCGCGAACCCTCCAGCTTCAATCGGAACTGTCTCATTGTCGAAGATACCATTTATCGTGCCGCCGTTATATGTAACGGCAGTCGCAAACTCATCAACATCGAATATATTTGATAAATCATCTGCAAATGGTATTGCCATCGTTAGCTCTTTTTCGCCCTTGTGGTCTTAGGCTTTGCAGCCCGATCAGTCGGAGCCTTAACAGGCTTAGGCTCAGGGGCATTATCAATGCGCCCATATCCCTTTAACGCAGTCGCTTCATCTGCGCCTAACTCAACTATATCGCCCGCTTTTCTAGCTTGACCAGCAGCAACACAGGATTTCAGGATAATATATTTCATCTTTCGCCCCTTATTGGAAAGGAGGGCCAAGTGGCCCTCCCAAGTTAGCACTCTTATGCACCATCATTGT